ATACGTGGTATAGTTCAAAAGCAATAATAACAATACCAACAGATTTTACAGGAAATACTGTTGTTAAGGCTTACATTGCAGGAACAATAGCAATAGGAAATACGCTACAAATAGATGGTAATTATGGTGTTGAAGTATTCAACCTAACCGAAATATTTGGTGCAGGTGCAGAACCAACAACCACAGCCGAAGTAGAAACGTATCTCACAGGCGAGTATGTAGATGGCACTCAAGATGTTCAAGTAACGAAACTCAATTCAACGAGCGAGAATATGTTGCCAAGTTTACCTGAAATGCCATCCGACATCAATACAGCAATTGAAGCGTTGAATGGTATGACATTAAAAGAAGTGTTTGAAGATGGACAATTGTTGAGTAATACTGGCTTTGATACTAATTACAGTTCTTGGACTGCAAGTAATGTTGGCACACCAAGTGTAGCAAGTGGTATAGTTTCATTTACGGCAACAGCAACAAAAGGTAATCTATCACAAATTATAGGTAGAGTTATATCAAATAAATATTATTTTGTATCAAGAATTAAATCATCAAGTGCATTAGTTGGTATCTCATCTTATGGTGCAGGTTTACTTCCTGGTGGTTCACATAGTGGTAGTGGTAACTTTGAAGTCATATCAACATTGTTTACACCAGTATCAACCGATGTAAATTGGAATATGGGTGTTGGCGACACAAGAACAAGTGCATGGACCGAAACACAAGTTGATTATATTTACGGTTACAATTTAACAGCCCTTTCCCTAACCAACCTATCAAAAACCGAACTTGACACGCTATATTCATATTATCAATATCTTAAAAACGCAGTTGCGATTACCAAGTTATACAACGGACAACTACCTATTCAACCATATAGCAAGGTCAATGTAGGTTACAACGGCACACCAACGAATATCACATTAGAATATCTAACTCAAGATAACGTGGTTATATCAACGGAAAGCAAGACTACATTTAGTGGCTCAACCGAGAAATATGCGAACTTCACAGTGCCAACCACTGCACGCAGATTAAATGTGTATATCACACCGACTGCCGTAATCAATCAAGAGTTTATCAAGAACTTAAGAGCGTTTATGAAGTTTACGGAAGTGAGTGGAGTAGCGACAGGAAGCACAACAACCACCACCTACACACCTTATGCGTTAGACTATGTTGATTTAGGTGCATACAGTTTGAGAAGTGCTAAGAAAGATTTTGATAGTTATGCGAATGTTACGAAAGTAACAAATGGTGATTTTAGTGATGGCACAACGGGGTGGGGTGTAACAGGTGCAACAATAGTAAATGTTAATAATTCATTAGAAGTTACGGCGATAACCGATTATGGTTTGGCAAAATTTGGAAATATAAATGCAATTCCTAATCACAAATATTATTATTCATTAAAAGCAAAAAATAGTTCCTCTACTTATTGGATTGCTATCGGTAATATTCACGATACATATAGTTTTAATAGTGATTACATTACAAGAACGGGCATATTGACTTCTACATCAAGTGATGCAATTTTGGTTATTTTGAACGAAATAGATGGTTCAATAACCTATGTTGACAATATTATTTTAATTGACCTAACCGAACTCTACAACACAGGCATTATCACATCAATTCCAGTAACAGCAAGTGAGTTTGAAGCAATGTTAATTCGTGATGAAATTAGTCTTGAAACACTACAACACGTTCAAAGAGTAGATACATCAAATGCGATACTTGCAACGCCTGTATTTACCGACATCACGCTTGACAACGACTATATTGCATGGAATTATGGACTTGAATATTTTGATTTAAGCACACCAATTACACCATTGATTAACACAGTTTACTCAAGCAACATCAAAGGGCAAACAATAACGAACAAGGATAACATAGCAAGTCAGGGTGCAAGAATTACGGTATTAGAAGCAATTACGGTGGTTGTTGACAGCGTAACATCAACGGTTTACAAGGTAGTACCAACAGTCGCAAGCGGTGTCCTTACTTGGACATTAGTAGAAATTTAGGAGTGATAAAATGAGAAAATACAAGTTTTATATCGTTTTATTACTCTTGCTATTCTTAATAACTAATCAGTTGATTATGTTGATACAACTTGGAATAGGAAACTTAAACGAACAATATGTAGAATTGATTAACGGTTTTACTCATAATATTTCAATGATACTTGCTGGTGTTTTCTTCGGAATATTACTTACAGACATTAAAGCAACTAAAAAGGAAGGTATTTAAAATGGACATTAAAATTCAAGCGTTCGTAAACGCAATTAAGGCTGGTAAGTTGAAATTGGAAGACGTGCCAGAGATTTACAGGGCAGAAGTTGAAACGGCATTGGCAGAGAATTAAGTTATATTTATTCTTTGAGTGGGAGTTGTACAAGCACAAGATCAAACCTTTTCTTAAACCGACATTGCTTGTATCATTCCTACTCGCTTGGATGCTGACGAACGGTTGGGCTTACTTGTTATCCGTAATAGGACATGGCGTTGTCAGAACGATAGCGCTGTCCTATGTTGGTATACTGTGGTTGCCGTTTACACCTGAAAAACTTATTACTATACCATTGGCATTGCTTATACAGAAAAAATTATTCATTAAGGAGAGAGAATATGGAAGTAGGCATAAAGGGCAAAGGCTCAAATATTAAATGGATTGATGAAACTGAATTACCAATCTATAAAAAATTGCAAGATGAACGCGCAAGCTTAATAAATTATTTTAAAGAAGAGTTGCAAAAAGTCAAATTAGAGAACATAGAAATTGTGAAGAAGGTGATTTCAAGATGAAGAATAAAATATTTAATATCATAGTATACGCTATGCTTGGTTGGTCTATTGTGTCCGCTGGGTATATGGCTTTGCCTGTTGAATATCAAGCGATGATTCCAGACTTTAACTGGCTAACAGCACTCATTAGTGGTGGGTCAACAATGATGCTCGGTATCGGTGGCTTGGCAGTCAAACAGTTCATGGCAAGCGCTAAAACTGTCGCTGATACGAAATATACGGAACTAGGTACAAAGTTTCTTGAATTGACTGACAAGTATAAGACATTAGAGGGCAAATACAGCGAGGTGGTAAAATCATTACAAGAAACTATGCTTTCAATTCAGCGTAATTCAACGTTACTTGAAGCCGAACTCAAAACAAAGTTATCTAATCCGTTAATTGACGCCAAAGCAGAAGAACTAATTAATCAAGTACTCTATGGGGTGACTGCTGATGAGCAACAAGGGTAATATCATATATAAGATTATTGCAAGTATCACGCTGTTTGTACCGTTGCCTTTATACTTATTTCTTTCAGCGACACTATTCAATATCACACCGGACTACACGATGGATAACGTTGAATTTAACGAAGTGATATATGACGATGGATTCTTATATACGACTAACAATGAAGCAATATATGATGGCGTGGTAGTATCTCAAGACGGATTATATGGGTTCATTATTGATGAAGAAGATATTGTTGAAATTGACAATCATTACTATTCATTAAAAGACGGCGTGCTGACAGATATCAAGAAGCTAGAAGTACAGAAAGAGCTATCTTACAAGTTGCCGTTAGTGTTCTTCATTAGTTTACTTGGCGTGTTAATAGTAGTACTAATAGTGAACAAAAAAATGCAGTGGCACTTAAAATATCCTAGACTTGCAGTTCTTGTGGCGTTGCTTACTGCTACGGTTATATTGTATATTCTTTCAACGGTGCTTAGTAATATCTTGAACGTGTTTGTGATTGCTACGGCTAGTTGGGCGGTGTACTTATTGGAATACTACGCGCGTAAGGGCGTAATTGATAAGGATAAAGCCGATAAAGAAGAAAGCGACTTGAAATCTGCGTTAAGAAAAGCATTAGAGTAAAGGAGCGAAGAATGAGTAAATTCTTAGACAAAATATATAAAAACTACGTTTGGCTTGTCATCATATTTTCACTGGTAGGTTATTTCGCTTACAGAGTAATGTCGTTCAACGGTATGCTGATGGCGACGCTGACAGACCCCCAAACTTATATTCAATTAATGTTCGTTATATTCTTAAATGTGAATATGGTATCCGCTGCATTCGATAGCGGTGTATCAACAGGGCTAACAAGTGAAGAGTTTGAGTTGGCTGACGAACTTAACAACAAGATTATAACGAGCGTAAATAACGAGATGGCAGATTTCAGAGATTATATTCGGAAGTTAAACGAACATGAAAAGATTATGATTGAAGAAGATTTTTTCTTTAAGGTTGGCGATAAGAAACTTGAAGATTTAACTAAACAAGAATTGAAAGAGTATAACGCACTACAGCCTATTAGACACAATATATATGGATTCAACTTACCGCTGTATTATGAAATGACTAAAAGCGGCGAAATCACATACAAGGCATCCATCCAACAAAATCAAGGCAAACGCAAAGCTCAAGTCAAAAAAATATTTACAGGTGCGATGTTTGGTGCGATGACAATAAATATGTTGTTTTCGGTTGAGAATGTTGGAACGGCGTTTATCAGTTTAATGGTAATCACTGTTGGGTTAATCATTACGTTCTTGATGTCGTTTGTTCCTCAAATATTCAAGTTCAAGTACGCGATTCCGAAGAAAGTAATTTTAAAGAACACATTATTTAAAAGTTACATTGCTCACAAGAACGGTACACACGTATTGAAGGAGGTTAACATTGAAAAAAAAATTATTGATAGTAATATTGGTGTTATTGCTAACAGCGTGCCAGCCGAAGTATGACGGACGATATAGTGTATATATTGATGGAGAGTGGTTTACGACGTTCACAACACAAGAAGGATATGAAACTTGGTTGATTTCCGAAGAAAACGATCAAATATGTCTAACATATCAAAATGAAGAAAGTACAAAGTTCTGTGTAGATAAAGAAGATATAGTTATTGAGCGTATAGGTGATACGTTTGATTTAACGCCATAAACAAGCCGATAGACGAATTTTTATTACTCACTCTATAACTTATTACTATAATATATAAAACGCTCTCATACGGGCGTTTTTTTATTTTGGGGAGGGTTTGCATAGTTTAGGGGCAAATCTATAAAGTATTTCTAGTGATTTTTTCCTATGCGACTTTATGAAAAAGGTTAAAAACTATGACAAACTATGTCATTTTAAAAGAAACGACTTAAAATAAAATTAAAAAAAAACTTTACAATATATAGGCAATGTGCTATAATCTATCGTGTAGAAGGGAAGTGAACCAATGAATAAATTAGCAAAATTTATCAAGGAAAGGAGGAAAGACGAAGCGTTGTCTCAAGTGGCTTTGGCTAACAAAATCGGTATAACAAACGTAACGTTGTCGAAAATTGAAAACGGAGAGAAAATCGGATCGAATGTTATGCGGAAATTGTCAGCCTATTTTAATATAGATACAAGACAACTGCGAAATCTGATGAATTTAGATGAAAATAACAAATAGATTAAATTTACCAGAAGTCTTTGTGAAGATTGCTGAACAAAACGAACATCCGATTATTGCAAACTATTATTCTGTAACCGAAATATTGAACGGTATACGCGAAATTAATCTGTTCCGTAAATATAACGACGAACTTACTCAAGATATCGCTGATATGTTATCGGCATTGTTTGGTACGGCTGTGCATCATATTCTAGAACTTGCAAACGATAAAGACGTCACAGAATTTAAAATTGAGCATGAAATCAGAGATGGTTATTTTCTAACTGGGCGTTTTGATGTCTATAACAAAGATACGTTTACTATTGAAGATTACAAGACTTGCAAGGCGTACAAAATTATCAAGAAAGATTTTGAGGATTGGCGTAAGCAAGGATTAATGTACGCGTGGTTAATGAGAAAGAACGGAATATTTGTTAGCTATGTAAAATTCTATGCAATGATTAAAGACTGGAGTAAAAATTCTTATACTACGGACTATCCTGAAAGTATGTTGTATGTCTATGAATTTGAAGTCACAACGGATAACTTGCTCGAAATCGAAGAATTTATTAACGCTAGATTTGATAAACTAATTAGTTGTGAAGATGTCTTATGCACCGAATCGGAACGCTGGACTACTGAAACTAAATGGGCGCAAATGAAACGCGGAAATAAACGAGCAGTAAAAATATTCGATGAACCTCAAATGGTGGAAGAACCTTACTATATGGAAGAACGACCTGGAGAAGATAAAAAGTGCGATAATTATTGCGCAGTAAAAGAATATTGTGAATATTGGAGGAAAACACATGGGAATCCCTATCCTATTAATGGGTAAATCAGGCACAGGTAAATCTGCTAGCCTACGTAATTTTGTTAAAGATGAAATTGCTATTATTAATGTATTGAATAAACCTTTACCATTCAGAACAAAATTAGTGACATATTCAACACAAGATTACAGTAAATTAAAGAACGCTCTACTGCAATCAAAATTGAATGATATTGTCATTGATGACGCCGGATATCTTATCACTGCTGAATTTATGCGCAGGGCACAAGAGAAAGGATACGAGAAGTTTACTGAACTAGCAAACCATTTTTATGATTTAGTGAATTTTATTATTCATGAACTACCAAGCGAAAAAATTGTAACTATCATCATGCACGAAGAAGAAAGCGATTTAACCGGCGCTGTTAAACCGAAAACTATCGGCAAATTGCTTGATGAAAAGGTGTGTATTGAGGGTATGTTCAGTATCGTTATTCGGTCTATGAAGAATGAAAACCGTTACGTGTTCCGCACTCAAACAAATGGATTTGATTTGGCTAAGACACCAATCGGGTTATTTGAGGAACAAGAAATTGATAATGATTTGAAATATGTATTGAACGAAATTAGAAAATATTATAATATTGAGGAGAAAAAGTAAATGAAGAAATTTGAAAACTGGAATGAAGAATACAAAGACGCGTCAGAAGTAGTTGGGTTTGAGCAGATACCTGTTGGGCCTCAAATTGTAGAGATTTTAAAAGTTGAAGACATTGCCGAAAAAGAATACTTGAAAATCGCGTTCGATATTGCAGACGGTAAGTATAAAGGATTCTTTAGACGTATCTTTGATGCCGACACGCGTGCGGATAAGAAGTGGCCGAACAGTGGGATCACATATCGTTCATATAAGAAATCTGCTGACAGATTCTTCATGGCGTTCATCAAGGCACTTGATAAATCAAATGACAAGTTCAATGGTACTACTTGGGATTGGAACGAAAAAAAACTCGTTGGTTTGAAATTCGTAGCTAACTTTGCCGAAGAAGAATACATTAGCGAAAACGAAATCAAAGTATCAGTAAAATGTGCAGAAGTCAGAAGTATCCAAGCGCTGACAGAAGGAAACATTAAGAATATTGAACGCAAATGTTTGCCTGATGAAGATAAAGAATACTATGAGGACAAGAAACAGAACATTGAAGTAACCGAAGACGATTTGCCGTTCTAAAGAAAGCATGGTGATTTAAATGTTATGGGATAACATACCCAACGAAATGAAAGATAATGGTTTGTGGTGTTGCTGGAAACTAACAGATAAAGGCAAAGTACCTATGAACGTTATCACAGGAGGATACGCAAGGTCGAACGACAAGTCGACCTTCGTTCCTTATCAAACAGTAATCAAAGAACTTCATAACTATTATCGCTTTGATTCTGATGGGAAGAATACTGGCGGTCTTGGGTTTGGTATCTTTAATGGTTTCTCCGCAGTAGATATCGACCATTGTGTCGTCGATGGCAAACTGTCGGATATGGCGCAAGATATTATTGATTTCTGTCAGTCATATACAGAGTACTCCCCAAGCGGTACAGGCATCCGTATTATATTCAAGACAAACACTGAACTTGATAAAAATAAGTACTATATCAATAATCATAAGTTAGGCCTTGAAATCTATATAAGCGAAAACACAAACAAGTATGTAACTATTACTGGAAATGTGTTATATCCAAGCAATATCAACACGATAGATATATCTTATATCTTAAACACTTATATGCTCAAGGGCGAAGTTGAAACTAAAGTGTTTAATATTGACGAGTACAACGATGAAAAACTAACCGAACTATGGAACAACGACGCTCCAGGCGCGAACAGTAACGAGAGCGAACTTGACTTGGCGCTATGTAATAAACTAGCGTTCTATCTCAAGGGTAACGCCATCGCTATCAATGAGGCGTTCATGCAGTCTCCGTTTTATCAAAGTAAAGATGTTGAACATAAGAAAAAATGGGCGCGGATGGATTATCGCGATACTACTATCAAGAAATCTATTAACGCGATCAATCAGATTTTACCGTTCAACGAGTTCTCTTTAACCGATACAGGCAACGCGCATTACTTTGTCGGTAAGTATGGTAACGTGATTAAGTATAACGTTGATAACAAATGCTGGATGATTTATAACGGGCAATACTGGCAGCAAGATGTTTATAATAATGTTAAGAACTATGCCGAATTAGTCATTGAAGAAATGAAAGGCGTAGCGAAAAGCACGGATAACGAAAATATCCGAAAGGCCGCGTTGAGCAATATTAAACGTGCGCTACAATCTTCGGGGAAATCAGCAATGATTAAAGAGTCTGAACATCTTGAAGGAATCCCAGTAACAAACAATGATTTTAATATTGATAGATTTTTATTTAATACAAAATCTGGAGTCATAGACTTAAAGAACAGAAAAATAAAGAAGCACGATAAAGACTTGATGTTGAGCAAGATATCTCCGTATGAAGTTGATTTTGATAGTAAGCCTAAACTATGGCTAAAATTCTTGAATGAGATATTTGAAGCAGACCAAGAAGTCATTGAATATATGCAAAAAATATTTGGTTATAGTATGACTGGATCAATGACTGAACGTTGTATGTTCATGCTCATTGGTGATGGTATGAACGGAAAGTCAGTTATGCTAGAAGTTATTAGACGCGCTATGGGCGATTATGGCACAACAAGTGATATCAATATACTCCTTGACAAGAAAGCGCAACCAGGAGGAAATCTTGGTGATGTAGCAAGGCTAAACGGCATACGTTACGATGTGACTAACGAGGCCGAGCTAACAGACAAACTGAAAGAGTCGTCAATTAAGACCATGACTTCTGGTAATGATAACATTGTTGCAAGATTCTTGTACGGAGAACAGTTTGAGTTCTCACCACAAATGAAAATATTTATGGCGTCAAATTATAAACCTACTATCAGAGGGCAAGACAGAGCGATATGGGATAGAATTAGAATGATTTTATTTAATGTTAGCTTTGACGAAACGCGAAGAGATAAAACGCTGCAAGATAAACTGTGCAAAGAAATACCGCAAATTTTAGGCTGGATGATAGAGGGTTGTATCAAGTGGCAAAAAGAAGGACTTGATGAACCTGATAAGTTTAAATATGCTAAAGATGAATATCGCTCCGAAATGGATAGCGTGCGTAGGTGGGTTGAAGAAAACTGTATCATCGACACTGATGCAAGAACACCATCAAAAGAATTATTCAAGAACTTTAGTAACTATGTTCAAGACCGTAAAGAGTTCCAATTAAGCCATACGATGTTCGGTAGAAATTTGAGCAAGAAGTTTGAAAAGCGTAAATATTTAGGCGTGACGACTTACTTAGGCTTGAAACTTAAACCGCACAACGATAACATATTGTCTGAATTTGAAAAGGATGAGGTATAGTATGACTAAACATGAAAACGAACAGTTGAAAGTATGCATCAACTTATTAAGACTAAGTGGTAAGAACACCAAAGAAGCCGTTAGATTGTTGCTAGAAGATATGGTTAAAGATGAAACTACGACAGTACCAAGTATCACTGATAAATAACACAAGAGAGGCGTTTAGAAGTTTTAAGCGCCCTCTTGTTGTTCTTGGCTGCGGAGCTGGTAAGACGATATGTTTCGCAGATATGGCGCACAAGCACATTAAACTACACAACGGCTATGTTTGGTTTCTAGTTCATAGACAAGAATTGATTGAACAAACAGACAAGACATTTAAGGAATTTGGAATACCAGAAGATAATGTGTTTATAGGTATGGTTCAAACAATTACTAGACACCCAGAGCGCTACAAGAAACCTACGTTAATCATATTCGATGAGGCGCATCATGCTAAGGCAAAATCATGGACTAATATTATTGATTATTTTCAAGACGTGCCAATGATAGGACTAACAGCAACTCCAGCGCGGAGAGATGGCAAACCTCTTGGAGATATCTTTGACACGATGGTTATAGGCGAGTCGAACGATAATCTTATCAAGCAAGGTTGGTTAAGTGAATATGACTACTACGCACCAAGCGTTGAAGTGCTTGAATATAAAATCAAAGGCACGGATTATGACTTGAACGACGTTACGGCGCAACTACTGAAATCTAAAATATATGGAGATATCGGAAAGTATATAGACCAAACACGCAAGACTATTATATACTGTCCATCGATAATGTTCAGCAAACTTATATGTGAACGCTACGGAGCTATACACTTCGACGGAGATACTCCTAAGAAAGAACGTGAACAGATAGTCAAGGACTTCAGAAGCGGAAAGATTATGTTACTATCAAACGTTGACTTAATCGGCGAAGGATTCGATGTGCCTGACTGCGAAGTCGTTATATTGCTTAGGCCTACGATGTCGCTAGCGCTATACATTCAACAATCTATGCGATGTTTAAGACCTGGCGAAAACAAACGAGCGACGATCTATGACCTAGTCGGCAACGTATATAAACACGGATTGCCAACAGAAGATAGAGAGTGGAGTTTGGCTAAACAACTTAAAGCGCGCAAAGACGAAGATGAAATCATCGTCAGGCAATGTCAAAAATGCAGATTAGTATATAGTGGAAACGCGCGTGTATGTCCATACTGCGGAAATGATAATGGAAATACGCGTAAACAGATAGAAGAAGAGCAGAACATAGAACTTGCAAAGGTCAAAAAAATAGAACGAATGAAAGTGGGAAGAGCAGGAACGTTAGAAGAACTAATAAAAATAGGCCAACAGAGAGGCTATAAAAACCCTAACTATTGGGCTAAAATGATAATAAGTAGCAGAAAAAGAAAAATTTAATATTTTTTTACAAAAAGTACTTGACAAGTAAAGTGTAATTATATATAATGGGTGTATAAATAGAGTTTGGCGGCAACTCATAAAACCGCCACAAGAAAGGGGAAAAGATGGAATTCACATTTCAAAAGAACCGAACTAACAAACGAATTTACAAAATAGTTTTAACTGAATACAAACACGAACCAAATTATTACAAAGCGTTATTCCAAGACGCTGGTGCAGATTATTGGGAAAATATTGGAAATTGTAAAACGGAACAAGAAGCACAAAAAGTTATTAAAAAACATAAGGAGGCAACGAAATGAAAGACTACGAATGGCAATGTTTCTTCGACTGGTGCAACTCACATGGTTACAAGCCTTGCTACGGTTCATCTCTAAAAAAATATGTGGAAGAAAGGAAAGCATTATGAAATACATGCTAATTATTACATATCAAACATTAAGCCCTTACATTGCAATCAATGAAGCGCCAAATGTTATTCTTGGGTTGTATAATCTTACATCTTCTGGTAAAAAATATATTTACAAGGACGGAAAAGAAATCACGTTGGAGGAACTAAAAAATGACATTGCTAGGGAAACAAATTAAGATTCAACTAATCAAGCAAGGTATGACACAACAAGAACTTGCAAACTTGCTCCATACTACGAAACAAAATCTTAACGGCGTACTCTGCGGACGATCAAGTTCGTTGGCGCTTGAAGAAAAACTAAAAGAATGGTTGAAAGGAACGCGATATGGAAAATCAATTAACTAAATTAATTAATGAAATACGTGAAGAAATCAAACGATATTATAGTATCCATCATGTGCTGCCAAACCTTGTTCATTGTACTGATTGTCAACGAAAAATGTTGAATGATGCAAGAAACAATCACGTTAGATTAACAGTGTTTATTGACGAAGTTGAATACAGGTTTCCAATCTAATGAGTACAGAGATAAAGTGTGACTTCTGTGGTAATACAACAGAACAAGGATATGCTACTTGCTACGGAACAGTTAGAAGTATCAGAATTATTTGTCCAGAATGTGAACAGCGCATCAATGAACAACGAATAAAAAAAGGTCTTAGTATGACCGTGAGAGAGTGTGATGAAACTGAAAGAGAGCGTAAAAACTATAAAACTAAATGATATAGTATCATTGTACGACATCAAAGGATTATGGATTATAACCGAAATATGGCAAGCTCCAGAATCTAATTTCGTGCACTACAAAGTTTCAGCTAGAAGAAGAAAAGACAAATGGGTAACTATAACCGAAATATGTAGAGGAGAAATGAAATGAAACTTGAAAGATATGTTGAGTTAGAGAACGGAATCGTTGTACAATATGAGTTAGTTTGGAGGAGAGAAGAATGAAACTAAACACAATGGAAAATATGAAATGGGCTGTTGAAAATTTGATTGGCGACCATATTTCGTGTAAAAAAGACTTGCAAGAACTCGTTGAAAGAGCGACACCTAAGAAAATATTAGAATCTGATGAATATATAGGCGTTTGTCCTTCTTGTGATTGGAATTTAGAATGGGCAAACAACATACGCAGAGATTATGAATTTTGTCCTCGTTGCGGCCAAGCGCTGAAATGGAGTGATGAAGAATGAAAGCGAAAGATATGTTTGAAGCGTTGGGGTATAAAATTGTATCGTCTAAAGATGAAGAAGTATTGATATATTTTTCTGGCGATAGGTATTTGTATTTTATTCTCAAAGAAACACATATTTACGGTAAGTCAAAAGGGTATGGTGCATATATAATACTTGATGATTCTGGTAAAAAAATACAAACAACGATAAGTATCAATTTGCACCTTGCTATCACACAGCAAATGAAAGAATTGGGGTGGATTGAAGAATGAAATACATCTACACAGGAACGGAAGAACAGTTGATTGAGTGTGGATTTGAGCAATTTCAAAATCAAAAACCTTTTAATTATACAAAAATGGTTGACGAAATAATAGGTGCAGAATTAGTGATATTTACGGAAAGTGGTTTTTATGACAAAATGGTTATTTATTACAATGCAAGCGATGATGAAATACTTGAAGAACACATCGAAGACCTCCTCGCCAAAGGGCTTGTCAAGGTGGTGGGGGAATGAACGCCAATGAAGTTAAACTATATTCACATTATAACAGAAAGACAAAAAGAGAATTGATTGAAATTTTGATGTATGTAGTAAACAAAAAAAGGCTTGAAAGAGAATCTCTTGTAAATATTTTATATGAATTACAAAAACTTTCGCTTTCAGTTGATAACAATATCGTTTTGCCAGAAAGTGAAAAAAGAGAAATCATTACTCACATAAACGAAATTGAAATAATACTCAAGTTTAATATAAGTGAATTCGATAAAAAGAGCGAAGAAGAATGAAACAAGAAAAAAGTTTAATGAAAGAATATAACCGAATGAGGAAAAAAGACGCTACCATGCCAATACCTATTTTAGAGTATTCTTATGATAAAAAACTTTACAAAGCAATGAGAAGAATTTGCCGTCTTGAAAGCAAAGAAAGGAGAAAGTTAAAATGAAAAAACTCACGCTATACATCGAAGAAACAGCCTACAAAGAGGCGGAGTAGATGTGCGCAACTAACGAACGACCAAAAAGACCAACATTTGAAGAATCCCTAAAAGAATGGAATGAGGTTGAGGATTATTTGGTTAGCATTAGAGAAAAGAAAAAACCAGAATATTTGAC